AACGGGGGCTACCATTATTTAAGCCTCTCGAACTGGATCGGATTTAAGAAAGTGCAATACCAAACTAAATGGAGTAGTAGCTTTTGTAGTTAGAAGTACATCTCCAGTAACTCCAGCACCTGCATTATTAGGTATACCTCCAAAGCAGGAGAAGTCCATATCTGCATCATTGCTACCAAAGACATTCAATATACTAACATCAGTAGTAGCATCCCAAAACAACTCTGCAGTGCCAGCTGGATCAAAGTTGTACCAAAGTTTAAGAAGTCGAACTCTGGTGCATGGAGGATCTAGAGTAGATACATCTACAATGGTAGCAAGAGTATCTCCACCAGCTCCATCTACTTTGATAATATAGTTTCTAGGGCCATCATCAATTACCTGAATGTTAGCCATAATTAACGCTCCTGAGCAGCGTACTGAAAGTCTACAACTCCGGTCATAGCAGCTGCGGTAGCTCCATTAGATACGGCAAGAGTAGGATTAAGAAGTACTGAGGTGAGGGTACCAGTAAGCGCAGAATTAAGAATACCAGCCTCCGGCCCAAGAGTTGCAAAGTTTTGGCGCTTCACACCTTCAAGACTACTGCCGTAGTAAATCTTAATATTGCCCAATCTATCTACGTAAAAACCAAGATCAATATCAGTCGCATCTGCAAGAGCGCCAGAAATAGTAGCGCTACCAATAGTAGCAGAGCCTGTTCTCACAAGTACGGTGATATCAGTAGCTGCAGCCGCTTTATTAAAGTAAATGCCATCAGTGATATTAGATAGAGTAAAAGGAGCGGTAGTGGTATTAATCAAACCGGCAATAAATGCAGACGTAGTAGCACTGGCTACCTGAAGTCTGCAGAGATATGCCAACTTCTTACCAGCTACATACTGAAAAGATGCAGTAGACAATTGAAGCTCTGCAAAGTTAGTAGCAGTAGCGCCAGTAGTAAGAAGAATACGGCCGCCAGATCCGCTAGCAGCAGTGGCTGCTACCGATCCTCCAGTAGCAGTAACAGTGTAGTCACCACTGCTGTAGTGAATAAAATCATCTTCATACATTGCGTAGAAGAAAGGATCAGGAGCTCCAATATGACCAAGTGGCTGGTAGCTAGCGGCCTGAGTGACGCCAGAAGTAAAACGAGTAGGTGCAGACATTTTAATCTCCGAGTGATAACGCCTTTCGGCGTGGTTAGTTCCACGTTATCTACTACTGTCCCAATTTGGGACATAAGTATGGGGAAGGTTTCCCTTCCCCCATACCTATTTATTTCTTACCTTTTCTCATACCATGATAGTTCTTCATACCAGGAGCTGCTCCAGCCTTTCTTGCAAGGTTCCCAATAACTCCACCTGGAACACCTTGCGCTTTCAACTGTGCAGCTCTGCCGCCATAGCCAAGCTTATTTGACTTCCCTTGAAAGGAACCAGTCTTTTTAACTCCGGCCATGATACACCTCCTTACGGACCATTAGATCCGAAAATGCTGCGAGGATCAGTGCAGCCTACACTGAAGCGCATATAAGTAGCCGCCTTAGCGTTCTTCGTATCGAAGTCATTATCCTGATCAAACTGCGGCTTGTTCCTCCAGAAGAAGGTCATGCCATTCGGGATATTAGTACGAACGAACCACGCACTCGGACTGGTGAAATAGTGATTCACCTTAATACCTTCTGGGAAGGCATTAGTAGCCTTAAGCACGTTGATCGCATTGTTCGCAGTGTCATTCTGCAGAACAGACTTCAGAATACGATTCGCGTTGTAGAATTCCTGCGTAGCAACATGCAGGGACTTGGGCATCACAGCAATCTTCAGCCCTCTATCATTAACAGCATTCATAATCTGAATGTTGATATCTTCGAGGGACGCCTCACTCAAATCCGCACCGGGAGTAAGGGCATTGCTGTACGTACCACCAGTAGCATTGACGTGAGCCGCGCTGATAAGCGGCTGACCGTCAGCAGTGGTAAAGTACGTGCCAGAGAAGGCATCGTTGTAGATCAGAGCACCTACGTTCTCGACAGTCTGATTACAGGAAAAGGCATTCGCCTTCGCACGACGCATGGAGACTTCCTTGTACAGATTATCCTGAAGCTCCTCATAGGTAACAATATAACCCAGCGCATATGCAATGTGCTGGTAGGTGGTCACCCAGCCCTGCTGCTCCGAGTCATATGCAATGGAAGCACCTTGGCCCTTAACAGGAGCAAGGCCAAAGCCAGTTACCTGAACATCCTGCTCATATGCCTTCTGAGAACTGTCCATGTCGTACAGGTCAGTATACTCAGTCGGGTGAGCATCATACACCTGACCCCAGATAGCGTGGATACCAGGCCAAAGGAGTTTCGGATGGGTACCAGTATTAATTACGCCTGCCATTTCGTATTCTCCTTAAAGGCCAGCCGTACCGGCAGACAGTTCATGGGCGTTAATCTTGACCAGCCACTTGGCATTTGCCCCGAAGGCATTACCCTGTCGCTGTGCAAGGCCGAGCAGGCGAACCTGCAAAGTTGAGGTAGTAGCCGGAGTTGCATCAGTAGCAGAAGCAAGCTGCCAACCAGATACAAAGCCATTGCCAGCCCCAAGATAAAGCACCTGATTCAGACCGACTTCAGTAGCCGAAAGAGCCGTACCGTTAGCATGCTCCTGCACTTCAAAGATCGTATTAGGATCATCAACAACAAGAGCATACCAAGTATCAGACTGAGCCGCAGCAGGTCGATAGGTAATATCAAGATTGGAGGGATTGGCCAGAGATTCCTTATTACGGCCAATACCTACAATAACACCTCTAATGGGACCAGTAGCAGCTGCCAATACAATACCTGCAATACCAGTAGCATCAGCAGTGCCACTGGAAATAACCGGATCACCTACATACAAAGCCGCTGCACTGTAGGAAGCTGCGATAGAATAAATACGACCTCCGCTGTTGTAAGGAGCACCAGTAATGCTCTGTACGGGGGAGAGGCCGGTAGGACGATTGGCGTTAGCCATGTTTACGTACTCCGCTTTTTAGGAATGAAAAGGTCAGGGACCTTAGCCTTGAGTTTGCTTCCAGGGCGCTGGAAGTCTACATATCTATTGTTCTTGTCCACACCTGACTCTTGTTCACTTCCTGCCATTCCCCCGCGAAGTACGGTGGCTACATCATCATTTCTACCGTCTACAATTCTCTGAGCCTCTTCGTAGTATTCCTCAGGACACTGCATGAGGTACATCCTACCAGGTTGCCCAGACTTAGCATCGATATCATCGCCAGAGATTACACTAACTCGAGTGCCCAGATCAGTACTACCCATTGCGTCAGAATCACCAGCGAGATCAAAGCTATTTACTACACCCTCTTCTTCCAGTTCATCCTTTTCTACAAACATATATCCAGCCTGCTTCGCTCTTGCAATGCGCTCTGGAGTACCTCTAAACCAATGTCTATGCCAACCATCCTTCTGCGGAACTTCCAATCGAAGTGTAGCAGTGGTCATAGGGCGAAAGCCCTTAGGAAACTCTACCTTACCATTTGCGGGATTCTTCTTCTCAGCCATTACAATTCTCCAGGATTAAAAGGTCGATTACTCAGCATTGTAGATTCTAGCGTAATCAGCCTCCCAGTCCTTGAGAGTTGCATACTTCTTACCCTTACCTACCAAAAGATCTGCGTCAGCGTGACAGGCATCCCTAGCCTCACGCGGCAGTGAGGCAAACCCGGAGCCTGTGGACCTCGCTCCGCTTCGGCCCCCCGCTCCGCCCTCAACCTTCCCCCGGTTCGGCGTGGGATCCTCAGCCGAGTTGCCATTCTTCTTGTTCATCACTTCCAGACACTTATCCATGAATGCTCGACCGACGGTAGTATCTCCTTCTTCGCGGAGATCCTCACCAATGCGGACAAGTTCTTTGGTGCGCTTTCTATGCTCAGGATTCGACGTATCACCAAACCAAGGATTTTCCTGATTCCAGGCTACGAAGTCTGGATCAAGGTCAGTGGTAGTGACTGGTTTCTTTTCTGTAGTAGCGGCAGTTGCTGCCTGCTTCTCGCTGTCTTTCAGCTCGTCCAATTTTTCTTGGAGTTCGAGCTCAGCGTCAACGTCGTTATCTTCTCTTGCCTGCTTGATTTGCTCGCGCAGTTCAATCTTTGCTTTTGCTACAGCGCGCTTGGTAGCTTCGGTGTAGTGAGCATCCAATCTGTCAATGGCCTTTTGCGCATTTTTGAGATCGGACTTAAGTGTATTAATTTCCCGGTCGCGTGTCAAGAGGTCTTGTTGGAGTCGGCGGTTGTTCTGCCGAAGGATAGGCATGAGATGCTTGCCGCGTTCGACAAACTCATCTGCATCTACCCAACTGTCAGGATTACCCTTGAACTCATCCTGAGGAA